AAAACAAACAACGTAGAAAAGACGTTGAACGACATGGCTAAGTGGCTGATCGCTGTGGAGAAGTGTCCGCCCCGCCACTATGGCAAGGTCTGGAACGATGAAAAGCAGCAGATCGTAGAGCAGTGTCGCAGGATGTACCAAGAAGCGCAACGTGTGGCGCAATATCAGGCTGATCAATTCATGGGAATACGCCGAGATAGGAATGGTCTGAAAAACACAGACGGTGGTGGCAGGTTCATGCCAATGTCAAGACTGCGTTGGAACATGGCGACTGCCAAGTGGGACTTCACCAACAAGCCAACCATAGGTTCCAACCCGTACTGGAATGCCGATGAAGCCAAGCGTAAGCGCCCTGTGAGGACGCTGAAGGGTGCTGAAAAGGATCAGGCATACGAAGACTACTGCGAAAACAAAAACCCAGCAGTGAGGGATACATGGGACGCTATGCGTAAGGTGGTTCAGATCACCAACGGCAAGACAGTTTTCAATGAGTCCCCATTCTCTGAGTGGAAGCAGAACTACAAACCAATGAAGGACAACAAAGGACACCACGTTGGATATTACTAACGAAGACCTGAAAAAGTATTCGACAATCACGGATGCTCAACGTAAGGTAAGGAACAGCACCGACTTTGTGCCGGACGTGCTTGACCGTTTCATTAATGGCACTAACTTTTCCGGCATGAAGATGCCGTTCAATCAATTCGATAACCTGTTCCGACTACGTGAGCAGGAGATCACGGTGTTAGCCGGGATCAACGGCGCAGGCAAATCAATGCTTGCGTCACAGATGATGATCAGCGCAATCGGACAGGGATTCAAGTGCCTGTCCATCAGCCTTGAGATGTCACCCCAGTCACAGGTAGCACGTATGGTGCGCCAGTGTTCACTGGAGAAGCACCCATCGCAGGAGCAGGTACTGTCCTATGCCCGTTGGATGCATGACAAAATGTATTTCTATGATCAGCATGGCACAGTCGACGGCAAGACCCTGATGTCTGTCATCAGGTACGCCAAAGAGGTGCACAACGTAGACTTTGTACTGGTCGATAGTCTCATGACGCTATCGTATGCCAGTGATGACTGGAATGGGCAGAAGGAAGTGGTGTGTTCGCTTGCCAATGCAGCCCGTAATCTGGACATTCACATCGTCTTGGTTGCCCATGCCCGCAAGGGTCAGAGCATCAAAGACCGGCTTGACAAGTGGTCAGTTGCAGGTTCAGCAGACATCACCAACCGAGCAGACAACGTGATCATACTTGGTCGCTTGTATGAGATGGATGGAGTCGATGCGTACATGAGTCTGGCTAAGGCGAGACACTTTGATGGCGCTGAGATGGATGTCGATCTGAAGTTCGACATGGATTCACTTAACTATTACGTGCCGGGATATGCCCCGCAACAGCAGGGTATGGATCAGGCCAACAACGCAGAACTTAGGGAGGCCGGACTTGACTGAAGAGACAGCAACCTACGCGCTGTATAGCGTCGAGGTAGGTGGTCAACGCAAACACTTTTTCAATACCTTCAAGAAGTGCTACACGATAGACGAACTGCATGACCTAGTGCAGGTGATGAAGTCCTACATTCAAGACGAAGACATCAAGGAATTCAAACGCCTTGGTCGCTATGACTTGATCGGTCTGGAGCGAGTCGAATCATGGGAGGCAATGAAAAGTGAAACCGAGTAGTTGCAAAGACAAAGGGCGAAGGTTACAGCAGACAGTAGTCAACTGGATACTGGACAGGTTCACTGGCCTAGACCCTGATGATGTAACATCTCGCAGTATGGGATGCGGAGGAGAGGATGTGCTACTCAGCCCTAAGGCAAGGCACAAGTTCCCATTCAGTATCGAATGCAAGAACACCGAGAGACTGAACCTTCACAAAGCGTACAACCAGTGCGTAGATAACAGTAAGGATTTGTACGAACCGCTATTAATTGTAAAAAAGAATCACACCAGACCCCTAGCGGTGGTCGATGCGGAGTGGTTCATCAACAATTGGAGAGTAAAACGATGAGCATGATGTTAAGACCGTCGATGTTTGATATGCCACGTATCTTTGATACGTTTGACAACATCTACGAACAAGCAATGTTGCCTGAAGCAGGCACGACAATCGTCAAGACGCGAACCGTCACTGACAAATACAAGGTATCCTATGCAGGCGATGGTACTGTCTGCCTTGAGAACCTTCGATATGAACCAATCAAAGAGGAAAAAGATGACTCCTAAACCTGCTGCTGTTGCAGTACAACGTGCACTGGCACGACCATTCCCCCTGTCTGCGGTATCATTCCGCAAAGGCCCCGGCTCTTCCAAAGAACTGGCATACATCACAGCCCGCGACGTAATGAGAAGGCTTGATGATTCTGTCGGCGTCGATGGTTGGCAGGATGAATATGAGTACATCGGAGATCGCATGATCTGCAAACTGTCGGTAAAGATTGCCGGCGAGTGGGTCACCAAGTGCGATGGCGCTGATGACACCAACATCGAAGGTGCCAAAGGCGGTATCTCAGATGCATTCAAACGGGCTGCTGTGAAGTTCGGTGTATTTCGCTACGCCTATCACCCCGGCGCGTTCAACGGACGTAACCCTGCCAAGTGGGCTACACCAGAGGGCTATGATGCGATCATGAATGATCAGTCAGAGGCCGAGGTAGTTGACTTCAAGAAGGCGTTAGGATGAAGGCCATGATTCTGGGAGCAGCCTTGTTGGCTGCCCCTGCCTTCGCGGAATTACCTGAAGGTCTGACGGGTGAGATGCATAACACCCCGATGATCTGCGGTGATACTATCGCCCTGTATAAGGCACTCAAGGAAGACCACGGCGAAGACCCTGTGGCATTGGGATTCAACAAGAACTATGGTGCAGTGGTTTGGTTCACCAATCCAGAGCGCACAAAACTGAGCATCGTAATCGACACACCCACCCGATCCTGCATGATCTATTCATCGCAGTGTCTGCCGGGTGACTGCTTTGTTCCTGCGTCTGAACTGATTGACAGTGGGCCAAAGGAACTGGACAAACTCAAACAACTTGATGGAGTAGATATCTAATGGATGCATATCAGGAATTTATTTTCAAAAGCAGGTACGCAAGATGGCTTCCTGAGTTGCAACGTCGGGAAGATTGGGCCGAGTCTATCGACAGGTACCTGTCATTCTTTGCGGAGCGGTATCCGAAAGTGGTGAAGCCTGTGTATCAGGAACTGTTCACTGCAATCGAATCAATGGAAGTGGTGCCTAGTATGAGGGCAATCATGACTGCGGGGCCTGCTCTTGAGCGCGATGAAATCGCCTCATACAATTGCTCATACCTACCCATAGACAGCCTTCGATCCTTTGATGAATCATTATATTTGCTGCTTTGTGGGGTCGGAGTTGGTTTCTCAGTCGAGAGACAATACATTGCAGAACTGCCTGCCGTTGCGTCAGAGTTCCACGATAGCGATACGGTTATCATAGTAGCAGACAGCAAGATCGGGTGGTGTAAGGCGCTTAAAGAAACGATTGCACTGGCATTCAGTGGGCAGATTCCCAAGTGGGACTTTAGCCGTATCAGAAAAGCAGGCGAACCTTTGCTCACCTTCGGCGGTAGGGCGTCTGGCCCTGAGCCATTGAAGGAAATGTTGGGCCGGGTTGTAGACGTTATCAGAGGGGCTGCAGGCAGACGGTTAACTTCAATCGAATGTCATGACATCCAGTGTTACATCGCCAGTTGCGTCGTAGTAGGCGGAGTTCGCAGAGCAGCCATGATCAGCCTGTCTAACCTATCGGATCAGAGAATGGCACTGGCTAAGTCTGGTGCGTGGTATGAGATGGATGGTCAGAGAGCACTGTCAAACAACTCAGTGATCTACACTGACAAGCCGGACGTTGGTGGATGGATGCGTGAGTGGCAGAACATTTACGAATCCAAATCAGGTGAGCGTGGCATCATCAACCGTGAAGCCCTCAAGAAACTGTCGCCGGAGCGAAGGGATACCGATCAAGAGTTCGGAGTAAACCCCTGCGCTGAGGTGGTATTGAGAGAGCGCGGTTTGTGCAACCTCAGTGAGGTAATCGCCAGACCTAACGACAACGGAATCCAACTGGCAAGGAAGATCAGAGCAGCATCCATACTGGGTACACTCCAATCAACCTTGACTAACTTCCGCTACCTATCAAAGCGATGGCAGCAGAACGCAGAGGAAGAGCGCCTGTTGGGTGTCAGTATCACTGGCATATACGACAACCACTGGTTGCTATCATCAACACCTAAGCAGTTGCAGAACCTTAGGCAGATGGCAGTCGACACAAACATAGAGTTCGCAGGCAAGTTGGGTATCAACCCTTCAGTCGCAGTAACCTGCGTTAAACCGTCTGGTAGCGTCAGTCAATTGACAGACTCAGCATCAGGCATACATCCACGATACGCCCATCAGTATTGGCGTAGGGTTCGCAACGACAAGAAAGACCCGATCAGTGATGCACTGATTGAAGCAGGTGTACCCCATGTGACAGACCCTTATAACTCTGAGGCATGGTCGTTCACCTTTCCAAAGGTCGCACCCACTGGTGCAGTAGTCAATGCGGATATCACAGCAATACAACACTTGGAAATGTGGAAGCACTTCGCTATCAACTTCTGTGAGCATAAGCCCAGTGTCACTATCAGCGTTGCTGAATCAGAGTGGCCGGAGGTAGGCGCATGGTGTTGGGAGAACTTCGACATACTGAGTGGGGTATCCTTCCTTCCAAAGGAGAGCAGTAACCATACGTATGTGGAAGCACCATACGAAATCTGTACGGCTAAGGATATCAAAGCGTATCCTAAAACCAAGCAAGTGCAGTGGGATAAGATCATGGAATCTCAGGACAAACAGACAGAGTTTGCCTGTTCATCTGGGGCCTGTGAGATTTGAGTTATTACTGGTATCAACAGAGGCAGTTAGTGCAAGACATAAACGATGCCCGTCATGCGGGCGAACTGGAATCATATTGGGAAGATGATACCCAAGATTTATATCATCACGAACAACAACTTCAACAACAACTGGAAAACAAAATGTCAAATAGCAAATACGAAATCAAACCGGGAAACATTTCCCTCTTCAAAAACGACAAAGGCGACAACGAAAAGCGCCCTGATTACACCGGGTCAATGAAGACCCCCAACGGTGAGGAACTGCAGGTTTCCATGTGGCTTACTGAGTCGCAGTCTGGCCTGAAGTATCTCAGCGGTAAGGTGCAGGAACCTTACGGTGACGCAGGTAGCGCGGACGATACCGTCCCCTTCTAATGGAGTTAACCTACTGGGATGGAGAGGTCGTTGACCTCTCCTTCGACTCCAAACTCCACGCATACAGGGCCAATGGCAATCCTGTACCCAGTGCTACCAAAGTTCTGGGTGTGATAGCCAAGCCCGCACTCATACCGTGGGCGCTCAAGACCGGCAGTGAATGGCTTGAGCGTAATATGTTTCATGACGATGAACTGGATGAAAAGCAGGGCGTGTTTACCTACACATCTCGCATGACTCTGGATGCATTGGTCAAAGGAATCAAGTCTGCTTACAGGGGATCAAGTGGTGGTGCAATTGAGATTGGCAATGAAACGCACAAGTGGATTGAGGATGCGCTTGAAGTATTTCTTGCCGACGATGGAAAGTTCGGTGATGATAACTTACCTACAATGCCGAAAGAACCTGAGCCAAACAATTCGGTCAGCGCCTTTCTGGACTGGGTCGGTGATAACGACATCACGTTCAAGGAATCAGAAGCGAAACTTTATAATCGCTACGATCATTATGCCGGCACTGTCGACTGCGTGGCGACTGTCAATGGGGTGAACACGATCATTGATTGGAAGACTAGCAAGGGTATTTACCCTGAGTATCATTTGCAGGTAGCGTCCTATGCTCAGGCATGGGAAGACATCAGCGGTGAGCAGGTAGACCAGACCATCGTATTGAGACTGGACAAAGCAACCGGCAGGTATCAGGTTGGTGCCAAGTCAAGGCGTGAGTGGGTGGAGAACTATGAGTTATTCCTAGCAGCACTACACCTATACAATGGACTGAAGAAAATCAAATGAGCGCAGAAATCTACAAACAAAACATAATCATATTCCATTTGCAATCCGCCATTCTGCTGAGTGAGGAAACTCCTTCAGCGGAACTGGAGGAATTACTTGAGGACAATGCTGCCAATGCAAGTACAGACGAAGAACACGCGGTGTGGGAATCGCTACTCAACTATGTCAGATCGCTCTATTAAGTGGGGCAGGGGATCATCATTTAATATCAACATCGGTCAGGTCAATGGGTGGGGTGCTGAAAGGTACCGCACTCTCGACAACAAGTGGAAGTTCCTGATCACCAAGAATTCAGGTGAGTGGTACCAACACTTTGATGACCGTGAGTTTGATACGAAAGAAGAACTGGACGAAGCAATACTGGAGTGGATGTGGAGCAATTAAAGTTTGATGATGCAATGAAGACAGCAGCATTAGAGTGGTCGCTTGAACTAGGATCACTCAATAACTCTATCACTGGTGGTAAGGGGAATGTTGCCGGAAGACTGGGTGAGTTGGCACTGGCCAAACACTTAGGCATTGAAGTGCAGGACGATTACTCCTACGATCTGGTGAAGGATGGCAAGACCATAGAGGTCAAGACCAAGCGCCGTACGGTAGACCCACAGGAACATTACGATGTTTCAGTGGCTGAGACTAGCCGGCACCAACGCCCTGATGTCTATGCATTCATCAGCATAACATTCGACAGGAAGGATGACAGGGGATGGTACTACGGGGCCGAAAGAATCTGGCTGTGTGGTTACATGGACTGTGATCAATACTTTGCCGAAGCAAAGAATATGAAGAAGGGTCAGCGGGATAACTCAAACGGGTTTAAGACCCACGCTGATATGTACAACATGGCGATAAGCCAACTGAGAGAGACACTTTAATGGAAAAAGAAATTGAATTTGCAAATGAAGAAGCGGTGCCACGCACTGCGGAAGAGACTGATCGTTTGTTTAATAGGGCAATGGAGATTGCTATCGAACAGGCAAGGGAGATGGTTATCTCTGTGGATCAGGAGAAAATTCCTCGCGAAATCCTAATGATTCAATTGCTGACACTGGCAGTCAATGGACTGGCAAGGAAGCATGATTGGTCAGAGCAGGATTTGCATAATCGTATATCACTTCACAAGTTATGGGAGCAAGATGATAATCAAGCCGAATCAGAATGAGAAGTTGCAGGGGGCTGATGGTGCTGAATGGGTTTCAGCATCATGGGTCAAGAAGCAGACAGCCACACCATCCACCAATGGGTGGACTGAGGCTGTCCTAAATGAGGTAAGGGACACGCTAGGTGGTCGGTGGAAGATACATAAGGGTGAGGTCTACTACAAGTTAGATGACATCCTAGAGTCGTTCAAGAGGTTGGCACCATGAGAGTGCCTTCCCACTACGACATGAGGATACAGCCTATTGACTTCATCCTTGAAAACAATCTGGGATTTGTCGAAGGCTGTATTGTGAAATACATCTGCCGGTATGATCAGAAGGGGGGAGATGAAGACCTGAAGAAGATCAAACACTACTGCGATATACTCCTTGAAAGATCGTCCAACGCATCCATCTCCTGAGGTAGAGAAGCGGTGGGGTGAGGAACGTAGACTTCACTTCGCCCGCTTCTGTTGGCTCAATATGCTGAAGAGAGCGCCATCAGGTAAACTGTGGCGCGATGTGTTCATGGAGAAGGAGGGGATTACGCTGTTTCAATATGCTGCTGATCGAAAGAAATCTGATCAATCGCGGTAATACACCCAACTGGAAAGGCGGTAATACCATACGGTTTATCATCTTCCCCCAACGTATCCCCTATCTTTAAAACCTTTTCATCTGCTGAGTGGAACCACCCTACTGATCTTAGTTTGGGTGGTTCTACATCATCACCTTCATCCCACCCTGCTGTCGATATGATGTCTGTCCAGTAAACGCATAACAACTGTGGGCCATCTTCAATATCCTTCGACTTAAACTGCAGCACGTTATTCATTCCCCAAAGCCCTCCGCATTTCTGCTCTTATCTTCTGTTGTTTCTCTCGCTGTTCTGCGATCCTCTTCTTCTTTTCTTCATCCGAGTAAGACCGCTCATTCTTGATGCGTCTGATCTCAACCTTAGTGGCATTCAATTTCTTGTTGTACTTACCAACGATCCTGCGTTGCATCTTGTTGATGCTCAACGGTTCGATACGAATGCCTGCATTGGAGAGTCTGGCAGTGGTTGGCGTGTAGTCATCCTGTGTCCGTGATCTCTCACCCGACTCAGCCCTGTTCAACTTCTGTTCAGCCCACGACTGTACCCCGCCAATACTCAACCCTTCCCAGTTCGGCATCAGGTTCCTGATCGCTGTCTCCGTCTTTCTACCTTCCGGTATCGTCGTACCAGAGAACTGATTCACACCAAAGATAGGCCAACCCACAGCACCCGCCAAACCAAACGATGGCTGCGCCATACTGGGGAAGTTAGGTATCTGGCCGGCACCCCCCTCACTCAGGCTGAATGTACCGCCGGGCAACCAACGCTCTGCGTTCAGGGACTGGAGATCAAATGAGTCAGGAGCAACTACGTCCTTGACAAACTCTGGGGTCTGGACTCTGGCGTTAGGCATGAAGGGCAAGCCCATCATCGGGTTACTCTTGACCAGTTCCTTTGCTCTCTCAAGCACGTAGTCATCCTCACCTGAGATGTTCTCACCTAGCATATTCATACCGGCGTAGATGCCGGCCCACTTCATGTACTTAGCAGGGTTCTTTGCTGCAATCTCAGCCAGTCTGGGAACCGTACCGTAGGTGTACGAAAAGAACGGGAGCATGGTGTGTCGCAATGCGTTCAGCACTGGCGGGTTCTGATCGTAGTCCACAAAGAATTCCTTAGCCTGTCTGGCTGCGAATCCTCTGGCCTTCATCTCACTCATGCCATTGCCAATAGCCTCGCGGTACTTGGTGTTGTACAGTGCTGCTCGCCAGATGTTGTCTTCCAACTGGTAGAGTTTGGCAGCATTATCCCATGTGGTTTCCTTGATCTTGCGCGCCACTCTGGTTGTCCAGTCGACAGCACGGGCCAATCCATTCGGGCCTTCGCCAATACGAATGTACCCACCGGAATCATTACCGTACATCTTCAGTATCTCTGACTGACCTTCCCTCAACTGCTGTACAAATGAGGTGCCTAGCACTCCATCCTCAACCATCTTGTCGAACATCTCATCCTGATTGTACATCTGCTTTGCTGCTTTGGGGAAGTCAGCCCAGTTGCCATTAGCCATGTCAAACATATGGCCGGATGAAACGAAGTTAGCAAAGTGAACAGGGGGAGACACGATAGTCTTAAGTCCTTTCCAGACAGAGTTCGCTGCCTTGTACCGATTGAACCACTGATTCATTGCGGTAGGCCCGGTGTACTCACGGAACTTCTTCAACTGGTTCCATGTTTCCTGCGAAACGTGCTTACCACCAAGCGCACCCCACGACTTGTTGTTAGGAACCTCTACGGTGCTTGGGCCTTTAGCCAGTACAACCTGCGGAGATGCTGATAGTTCCTGAAAGAGTTCGCCCAGACCACGTTCATGGCCCATCATCATGCCAGTCTTGAGCATGGCATAACCGGCATCCTCAATCTCACCCATCTGCATCTTCTCTTCTTTAGTCCACTGTCTGCGAACACGGAAGACACCGTTCTCATCCTTGATCACTTCCCACAGGGATTGATCTGTGCCGTCAGGTGTTTCCCCTCTGGCCCACTTCTCTGGTGAGAATGCTTCCACCTTGCCACGCATCTTGAACATATGATGCGATGTCCTCAGGGAATCCATTGGCCCCTTAGGCATGGCATCTTCCCACTTACGGTACGAGGTGTGCAGGTAATCGTCAATGTTCTTCACGAACGTGGACTCATCTAGCACACCCAGATTAACCAGTGCCTGCCCGTACTCCTGAATCAAAGCCCTCGACTCTGAGGCAATCCCCAGTTGATCAAGATCAAAGTCTTCAGTACCCATACCAAACTTACCATCCTGTAGCATCCGGTAAAGTACCTTACGATCCTTCAATGGCAAGTCTCGTATACCCCTCAGGGTTTCTTCCCACTCCTTAGCGTACAGGGACTTGCGACCACGGAACCTGTTCATGGCGTAGATCATATCATCAGCCAGTTTGAAGTTTGGAATGATAGCCTCACCAAACTTGTCAGACAATTCCGTGTTGCCTCGCATCTTGTCAATAGCCTTAGGCGCACCGAATGACGATGCACCAAACGTGGCACCAATCGCCATGTTCTTTAACTTGTCAGACTGTGGAGCATTGGGGTCTACGTTGTACCCAACAAGACCACCCACTGCTGCACCAGAACCTGCGGGGTGCTTGAGTGCAGACCATGCTGCATCACCAATCGGCTCATACACTTTCTTGGTTAACTTGCCTGCACCTGCAACGGCAGGAGACAGGGTGCCTTGAGCAAGCGCACCAAGGCCGGCCATCTCCGAACGTGTCATCGGGCCGTCACCCACTAGGGACTGTTGATCCTCTGGTATGTAGGACACCGCACCTGCAGCAGCGCCTGAAGTTACAGCGGTGGGGAAGAACTTACCCCAGAAATCCTTAGCGGTCTTTAGGTGCTTGAGTTTAGACACGGGCAATACCCAACCCACAGGGTCAGCCATCAGCCCGGTGAAGTAAGCGCCAGTCACCCACGGGCCATACTCTGGATCATCCATGAGTCGTTCCATGTATGCCTGTTCCTCAGCCATCTCCTTCTCACGGTATCCCGCAGCCTGAGTGATTCCTCTGATAGAATCTTGGAATGCCTTACTGCCCACATAGAACATAGCCTCCCACTTGGAAGGCCGTGTGTCCTGTGTGCTAGCGTTTAGGAACCTGTTAGGTGTGTTAGGTCCTGCAGCAACCGGGTTGCCATCACGGTCAACCCTGCCTTCCCTGTCCGGTCTGCCGTCTAAAAAGCGATTACTCATTTAAACTCCTCTGGGAGATTGTCTGTACCAAATGCTTCTATGAATTCCCTGACTGCTTCAGGTGATGGGTCTTCCCTTAACTGCATGATTTGACTAGGTGTTGGTGTCTTTCCCATGCCCTTAGGCGTAGCCACAAACTCATCGGTTCTAGATACGTCAGCCGTAGGTGTGACAGGTGAGGTGTCTCCCTTCATCGCAGCCCATGTCGGAACCTCTCTGGTACTACCATCCTTATTCCTCACGGTGATCGTGTAGTTAGGACTGGTCAACCACTCCTGTCTGAACTGATCCCACGGAATAGGATTGCCGTCAATACCGTACATAGTGTTGTTGTAGTCCGGTGAATACTCCGCTGCAGCCCTCATCATTGACCCGTACAGGCTGTTAAATGTAGTGTTAGCCTGAGCATAGGTGTACTCATTGGATCGGGGGATAGCGTTCTGCGCTCTCTGTCGCAGTATCGCAGCGCCTTCAAGATCACCTGCAGCCTCCAGTCTATCAGCCTCCTGATTCCACTCAAACACTTGCTGCTCAATTACCAATGCAGCCGGGGTGTTCTGCGCTTTCGGATTCAACTGGCTTGCGTTGTACTCAGCCACACCTGACTGGTCAGTCGCCCCCTCTGGAGGTGCCTGTCCCTTAGGCACAAAGATCGTGTTGACTCTGGTTCCATCAGGTGCTGTCTGGTAGTAGGTATCATATCCAACCTCATCCTCAGGGATGTAGCCGGAGATTGCTGCTGCTTCCTCAGCCGTAGCACCCAGAGCCATCGCCCTGTCGAACCCTTCCTTCTGTGTAGCAGGCGGATCATAGTTGCCGTTAGGATAGAACACACCCTGAGTAATTCGATACAGGCGTTCCTGATCATCGAACTTCATTTGCCCTTCAAGCACTTTCATCTGATGTTCCATGAATGCACCGGCCCTGCTCTGCACACCCATAGCCTTAGCAGCCACATCCAGTAGCATGGCCTGCATAAAGATGGTGTTCATCTTCTTGGTGTACTCTTCCTTACGCCTCTGTGGATCATACGCCAACTCACCCCAGATTCTCTGCATAGCAGGATCATCCTGAGCAGGAGCGCCACCCACTGTAGAGGTGCCGTCATTCTGGGCTGCTGCTGTCTTGATCGTGGCGTCTTGCTGCTGAACCTGTGCCTCACTGGCACCACCCTGAGCCATCGTGGACTGCCAATCATTCTCAATTTCGGTTACGTTTGCGTCGAAGTCACCA